CGAAGAGCGTGATTTTTTAGATATATTTTACTCTTCGATTTCAGAAAGCGAGTGGAATACCTTGTGGGTAAAGTTGCTGATGGTCTCAATGGGGGCATAAGTTATGTAGCGCATGCTTCGTCTGAGGCTCTTGCGCATGGTGCCTCCTGTTGTACGTACAAAGCCAGTGGCAGTCTGTTCGAACTCGATGTCTTTTGCCTCCTGCGTGTTGTAATAGAGGGAGCGTAGGGTGAGTTTGTAGGCGCCTTTTTCCACTCTGCGTACAAAAGGAATCTCGTCTTTTTCGAAGTCGAAGAAGGTGATGAGCACGCTGCCCTCCAGTTGAGCCATGCGCTGGATGTGGAGTTTGCGTAGCCAGGATTCTAACTTGATGAAGTCAACCTTGTCACCTCTTGTTCTGAGGTATTGTCCCAACTGGATAATGCCTCTTATACTGATTCCATTGGCGAGAATTCCGTTGATGTTGCTTACCAGTAAGCGCAACAGATAGAGCGTCTCAATGGAGGTGTCGATGGAGTGGCGCTCCTCTTTTTGAATCTTGATGAGTCGTCTGTTCAGGAAACTATTATTCATCAATACAGCTCCGGCAGGAACGGCATTGAGATTCTTCATCATCTGGGCTATCTTCTTTTTTTTGAAGACAGTCATAGGCTCCAGTTCTTCTTTGGTTCCGAAGTTGTCGGTACGTAACTGGGCGAAAAGGTTGCGCTGCAAAAAGTCCATTATATACTTTTATTATTTATAAGTTACTGATAATCAGTCAACTCTGATTTATCTAATTAGTAACGAGTAACAAAATAGCAACTTTGAAATGTTAATCTTTGCAAACCAGTTTGCTATGCTTGGCACAAAGATATAAATTATACTTTGTTCACAATCAATCCGTAAAAAGACTTTAACTTAGATTAACACTAATACCTATTATATATCCATTGTGTAGCCACTAATACCTATTTTCGATTTCTCTTACATTCAACACTTTTTTGCATTTTGTAGTTTCAGAAATTGTTTCTATCTTTGCATCGTCAATGTTACGGTTGGCAGACTAAAGTAGTCCTCCTTTCAAGGCTTTTTTATTAAGCCTACAAGATATGAACCTCTGAGTCGTTGTCCGTAACCAACACTCGGGGGTTCTTTTTTATATCCCTGAGTTTAATGACAAGACAAGATGGAAGACTATGGGCTAAATACCTTCCGATTCATCAAGTCTATAAATTGCAAGGAAGAGTCATGGCAGAGCACAGGATTGATTGCAGAAGGTGCGACAAGGACTGAAAACTATATTTCAGAAAGCTGCAAAACCGATTCACGTATAGATTTGTGATAGGTCGATGGAAGGGGCGAATATACTGTCTCCACCCAAGTGAATCCTCCACCACAATGAAAGACTTGTGGGTAAGGGGGATTTTACTTCCCTCAGCTAACGTGCAACCTGTTCCTATTTTAAGCCTACGGAATAATTTAATAAATATTTTCGTTATGATAAATAATAAAAAACCTAACGTGTACGTGCCTACACGTGAAGAGTTCGATGAGTTTTGTGCTCGTGGAATGAAGTTGAATGATAAGGAATGGATTGATTCCATTTGGAATCTTGCATCAAAAGTCGGATGGAGAAAGAAAAATGGCGAAGCTCCTAATCATTGGCACTCACTTGTGTCTGCTTATAATGGTGTGTTGATTGCTAAAAGAGGAAAAAAACCTCGTTTACGAGTAACAAAAAAAGTTCCTCAGCATGAAAAGACAATCATCAACGAGATTGAAGAGGAGTTTCCTGATAATGGTCTTCATTATGTAGCATACACTGATGGTTCTTGTGACAACTTATCTCAAACTAAGGCTGGTGGTGCGGCATACATCATTCTCAAAGATGGGGAAATTATAAAGATGAAGAATCATAGTCAACTGAATACCTCAAACAACAGAATGGAGTTGCTGGCGATTATTAGTGCAGTGAACGCTTGTCCTGATGGCGCATACTTGGATATTTATACAGATAGCCAGTATTGTATCTTGGTGCTCTCCAAGTCATATAAGCCAAAGAAGAATCCTGACCTCTACGAGTTGTACAAGAAATGCTCTGCTCATTTGGCAGGAGTTCGTTTTCACTGGGTGAAAGGTCACAATGGTGACAAGTACAATGAAATGGTTGATAATTTGGCTTATGGCGCATACTGCGACATTTGTGACCAATATAACATCGAGAAATCGAAAAGACATTAAAATTTTTGCTTATGGAACTGGATATGTTGATTAGAAGTGCCCTGAGTGATGCCAAGTGGTTAATTGCTAAGGGTGGGACGGATAGGGCTTGGGATAGAAGTGCAAGAGGTGGTCGCTGATAGTGAATCTTTCCAATTTGGAAATAACTGGAAAGAAATGGAAATAAAATAGGGAGTGCTCACGCATTCCCTATCTCCTTAATAACAACCTTTATTACCTATAAACCAAAAACCTATACTTATAACACTAACCTTCTTCTTCTGACATCTGTTTCAATTTCTCGGTGAGAGCATTGTGAACCTCACGCTTATCGTCAAGAGTGACATTCTGTAGCTTAGGACAATTAAACTCCAATATCTTGATGAATGATGTGACTTTATCCTTCGGTTCACATTTATTCCAAGCAACCAGGAAGTCGTCCCAAGCCTCTCGTGTAAAGTCAGCACACAGCCCACGAAACTCCTTCGTGATAGGAGACTCGTAGCCTTTCTGTTTTCCGCCAGTCTTTGCCCGTCCTTTCTCGAACTGACCTTTAGTATTTCTGTCTGCTGCCATTTTCTCTAAACTATTTGACTGCAAAGATAGCTATATACTTATATGCGCAAACCTTATCCATTAACTTTGTGGAAATGCAGACACCTTAATTAATAGATAAGATTACTATTATATAAGGTGTGATTATCTTTGTATCATTATTAATAATTTATAATTTCATATATGATAGGTGCATTAATAGGTGCTGGACTTGGACTTGCAAGCAGTATCGCTGGCGGTATAGCTAACCGCAAGGCGAGACGTAAGCAGGAACAGATGTTAGCCCAGCAACAGAGAGAAAATCAGGCATGGTATGACAGGAAATATAACGAGGACCCTACCAAACGTGCCGACACGGTAAGATTGCTCACTCAGATGCAGGAGCAGATTAAGAACAGAAACAGAGCAGCTAAGGGCAGACAGGCCGTAATGGGCGGAACGGAAGACTCCACTACTGCGGTAAAGGAGGCGAACAACAAGACTCTTGCTGATACAACCTCTCAGATAGTCGCTGCAAACGAAGCTCGCAAGGATGCTATCGAACAGCAGTATCAGCGGAATAAGCGTTCCATTCAGGGGCAACAGATGCAGATGGAGGCCGAAAAGTCGGCTGATACAGCCAATGCCGTAGCAGGAGTGGCTGGTACTGCCGCTAATATCGCTGCAACACTTGATGCTGGTACGGGTGGAGCAAAGAAGGCTCAGAATATGAATGCGACTCAGCAGTTGAATGGCATTGCAAAGGATCCTGACGATGTTCTTGGCTTGAAGGCGAAGACTATTGGCCTACCGTCTGAGGACGATCTGAAAAAAATAAAAGCATAGCCTATGAAAGCATCAGATATGTTACGACACAATAACGGCTTGAAGACTACACAGAGTGTACTCAACAAGCAGCAGAGTGGGGTGGATGCAGCACAGAAGGTAGCACAGACCAAGGCTCCAGTCTTCACCCAGCAGCAACTTGATGCAGCTGGCAAGAAGATTGACCAGATAAACGCTGCCACTCCCACCGATGGGGCAATGAAGGCTGCCAGGGCTAAGACTATCGCCACACAACAAGCCATCGCCAATGGGGTGGACGTGAATCAGGGTGTCCCAAGCGATGAGGAAGATAAGCCATCTGTCCCTATCGTCAAGAAGGAGGAGCCGAAACCTCAGCCTAAGCAGTTATCTTATGCGGATATGTATAAGATGCTGAATCCTGTGCAAGAGGAGACAGCAGAACAGAAGGAGAGAAGGGAGAAGAAGGAACGTACGAAGGCTCGTATCGCTGCAATCGGTGACGGTCTGCGTGCGCTCAGCAATATCTACTTCGCTACTAAAGGCGCAAAGGTGGTACACAATCCTGAGTCGGATATGACTAAGGTAGTGAATAAGCGCAAGGAGTACATGGATGCTCAGAGAGAAAGAAATCAGGCGGCATGGCTGGCTGGTTATCAAAGGGCGATGGCTCTTGATGAGGAAGCTCGAAAGAACGACCTGACCCTTGCGGAGCAGATGAGGTATCACGATATGCAGAACGAAAACAACAAGACAAAGGCTGACCAAGGACAGCAGAGAATTGATCAGGGCAACAGAAGGCTTGACTTGTCGAAGATGAAGTATCAGACTGATGCTGATTACAAGAAGGCAATTTTGGCTATCAGGAAAGCCCTGGCAGATGGTCAGATTTCTCACTGGCAAGCACAGGAGGCTATTCAGCGAATGAATGCTGAGACTGGTCGTGTTCGTGCTAACAAGTCGGGTAGTGGCGGTTCAAGAACTGGCTCCTACTCAGGAGAGGTGGATGAGTACATGGATTTGATGGAAAAAGACCCTGAGGGTATGGCTGAGGCTGCAAGAGAAGTAAAGAAGATGGGTTACTCACCGAAGACTGCGGCAGGAAAGAAGGCTCAGAAGATTGCTTATCAGCGTAAGCATGGAAAGACCAAGAATAGTCATACACCATCAACCAACAAAGGCGGTAAGAAGAAGACTGGTGTGAACTGGTAGTGTTAATTAATAATATACATATATCATGGCAGAAAGACCATTATACACTTTATATAAGAATCTGAAAGCGCAGAATTATGATGTGCCTAACGATTACAATAAATTCGAGAGTGCGCTGACAAGAGACGGAAAGAGCGGTGCGGATAACAGACACGCTATCTACGAGAACTTGAAGGCTCAGAACTTCGATGTTCCTGATACCTATGAGCGTTTCTACACTGCGCTATTCGAGCCTCGTAGCAAGACATCATCAAGGGCGAAGGGAGGTAGTGTACCTATGAGTGCTGCTGACCGTGCTCGTTTTCTGTCTGGAGCGGCAGCTATCTCGGCAAGTGCAAAGCAGATAGCTAACAATGCTGGCAGATACAACCGACTTAAACAACGAAAGCAGAAACAGCAGAAGGATTTCGGTCGTGTGAACTTAGGTACACACTTGACTCCTTTCGGTGGTGATGCTAACGATGTAGTGAAGGACGAGTTCGCTTACAACCCTGAGACTGGCAAGGCTGGCGCATACGTAACGTCTGACAACGAGAATGCTTACACACAGAGTGATGCAGAGCAGAGACAGGCTATATTGGATAAGTATGGCGAAGAGTGGAACAAGGCCGTAGATATGGGTATGGTCCCTTCTGAGTTGGATAAGGCAGACCCAGATATGTCCGACACAGATGTTGCTATGCGACAAATGGAGAGAAGACAAGAGTGGCTTGACGAGAATCAGAACAGACGTTCACAGGAATTGAATGAGTCTATGCACTTGCAGGACTCTCCGTTTGTTGCATCTGGTGGTGCGGTTGCGCCATCATCGTTCAATGCGGCCATAGGTAATGAGGCAAACCGCTTGTCTGATGCGGAATATGGTGCTTACAATACCGCCAAGGCCTATAATCAGATGCTGCGTACCACGCTGCTTCAGGAGTTGAAGGAGCAAAAGCAGAGAAACGAAAATGCTGGTTGGTGGAAAGATAAGTGGAATGATGTTTCCAATTATTTCGGTGCGATGTTCAACACCATGCTTGACCCGAAGCTGTATTCTCAGGGTGTTATGGATGCTGCTATAGCAAGCAATTTGCGCCAAGTAAAGAAAGGCATGGAAGACGGAACAATCAAGAAAGGTTCCAATGCTGGAAATGCCGCACAAGTTATGCTCAGTGCCATTCAGCAGCAACAAGGAGAAGCTGCAAAACAGCAGCAATATGGCACAAAGGCTTATCAGTATGGAGATGTGAGCGGTCGCTCGTTAAAGTTTATGGGAGACTTTGCGTTAAGCGGCTGGAGAGATGTTATGACCACTGGTTTTACTAAAGCAGGAGAAAAGGTCGGAGAAAAAATGGCTCTCGGTGCTCTTGGTAAATGGTTTACTAAGAATACTGGTCGTGTACTTGGTGATATGGCTGGTAGTGCAGCATTAGCGGCAACCAACCAACTTGGCTCTACATATAATAACGTGATAGAGCGTTATGTTGGAATGAACAACGAGAATGGAGGGGTTACTCAAGACAAGGATGGCGATTTGAGTTTCAACAAAGGTGTCAGTCTTGGTAAGGCTATCAAGGATGGTTTTGGCTCAGCTACGATAGAAAACTTCTCGGAAATGTTCGGTGAATATCTGCCTGGAGCATCTAAGTTGTTGTCAAAGTTAGGGTTATCCAAGGTGTCTTCCTTCTTTGAAAAGATAGGCAACAACGCATACTATAAATGGTTGAGCAACGCAACCAATAAATCTGGAATCCAAGGTGTGATGGCTGAGATTTCCGAAGAGGAATTTGGTACTGCCCTTCATGCTGCATGGGGTGATGGAGACGGAAGCTGGAGTGACTTCAATGTTTTCACAAATCCTGATGCAAGAGAAAAGCAGATTGATACTTGCCTTGGAATGTTCTATTCTGTTGGTTTCATGCAGTCACCTCGAACTGCCGTAGGTGCTATCAATGCTGTGAAGTATTTTAACATTAAACATCAGGTCTCTAAGGCCGACAAGTTTGGTCAGATGGTGTTCAACGACAAGTGGGATGAGATCAAAAACAAGATTGATGTTACGACTAATGCAGACTTGACTAAAACGGTCTTGGATGCTACTCGTTCAGACTCCATGACTGCCAAGCAGAAAGGTGCGGTTATCAATTATGCTATGTTCCTGAGCAAGCTACGTGGATTCAATCAGGCATCAGACGCTAAGACTAAAGACAAGGTTGAAGAAGGAGAAACCGCTCCAACATTATCTAACGACCTTGATGATGCTTATACGGAAGGTCATAATGCTGATGATGCAGACAAGCATGATATTCAGATTCAGCATGAAGACCAGGCGAAAACTCTTGCAGCAGCATTGAATATCTCTGAACAACAGCTATCTGGCATGAGTGACGAGGAACTTGAATCCCTGACAGGGCAGGACGATAAACTTGACCAAGCTATCTATGACTATCAGTTATCTACTGCTCGCTATCAGGGTGTGGTTGATGATGCACAAGACAAGGTTGACCTTGCTGCTCATCAGGCAGAACAGAGAGTGAATATGTACACAGACCAAAGTCGTGGCTCCGTCCGTAACGCAACCATCAAAGCATCTGGTGGTGCGGAAGACTATGGTGTGTATATTATCAGTGGTAATATTGCCACTCATGAAGATGGCTCCATTGATGTAAGCAACAGCGATGATATGATTCTCTACTTTGACCCGACAACGAATAGTGTAGAACACGCAGATGCGTTGATGTTCGCTGAACTGGGTGAAGAACTTCCTGCCGATGCCGTTAAGGCTCAGGCCGTAGCTGATGCAAAAGAGAATGCCATCAAGGAAGTGGCTGGTATCATTGACGGAACTGTAGATGTTGGCTCCCAGTTTTCTGTTACCGATGCGGACGGAACAGAGCATACCTATGAGGTGTTGGCTGATAATGGTGATGGTACTGCTATGATTACTATAGATGGTAATGTACCTACAGAACTTGTTAAGGGCGAAAATGTACAGATACCATACTCTTTTGAAGACTTGCAGAAGATGAAAGACTTGGAAGACCAAAAGAGACTGGAAGCTGCCAAGACTGAGCGAGAACAGATGGAGAAGGAGCGTGATGCTCAGGAGACTGAGCAGACAGAAGAGAGCCAACCTTCATTTGACTTTGGTCAGATACTCAATGATAATGGTAACGTGGTGCTTGTTGATGTACTCGGCAAGGATGGCAATACTAAATATCCTGGCTCTAAATTGTTCCTCATTCGTGATGCTGGTGCGAAAGCTAAGGTAGTAGAGTTGAAGAGTGATGGTACTCTTGTTCCTCATGCGGTCAACAAGAAAGATGTGGCCACAATCTCTACTATGTCGCTCGATGAATACAAACAAGCTATGCCTTCCTCCTCAATGATAGAGGATAATAGTGGAGAGAATAGAGGTGAGATAGAGGTGGAAACTCCTACAATAGAGGGAGAGGCTGCTGGTTCAGCTGAGGAAACTGCCGCTCCTGAATCTGCCGAGGACTCTGCAACCGAACAGACTCCTAATGCAGAACAGACTCCTGTCATTACTCTTGAAGATGGAACTATCGTACCTATGTTGGAGGATGGCAATCCTGACTTCTCGAAGCTGAGTGCCGCACAGACCGCTGAGTTGTATGACACCCAGTTTGATGAGGATGCAGATGGTATCGTGTCTGGATATGTGTCTGACGCAAAGAAGGCACTCGACAAGGCCAACAATATGACCGTGAAGGGTAAGACTTTTGTGGAACAGAAGGCTGCAAAGGCTGCCAAGGAGAAGGCTATTGCTGACGCTCAGGCGGCTTACGACTCTGCTGTCGCTATCCGTGATGCTTACAATGAGCGACAACTTGCTAAGGAAGAGAATACTCTTGAGGGCAGAAAGAGTCTCATTGAGAAGGCAAAAAGAAAATATGCTCGCTTGAAGAACAGCGAAGAATGGAGTGAGCGGTCTGGTGACTTGTGGAATGAGACGGTTGGCAAGTTGCTTCATCGTCTATATGATGCAACAGGAATTGATGTGTTCAATGATACTCCTAATACTGTCTATGAATATGTTGCTGAAAATGTCGGTCCGTATAGCTTGAACTATGAAGGCAACGATAATTCAAAGGGAGTACAGCAGGAGACAGGCTTGTCTCGTTCTGACTTTGCCAAGTTAGGATGGCTTGCTGCCGAAGGTAAGGGTATGACTATTGATGCTAAAGTGCACAGGCTTTGGGAGAACAGACCTTCCAACTTGGAGAGTTCGGACACTCAGGAGATAAGAAATGCCTTGATCAGTCTTATCACAAGCGGTCAGACTGCATTCCAAGCGAGAGATTATATCCTGAATCATCGTATCGAACTTGCAGAGAGTGCGCTGGAGGAGCAACTGAGACAGGAAGAAGATGCGGCCGAAGCGCAGAGGGTTAAAGAGGAGGAAGAAAAGAAAAAGGCCGAACTGGAGAAGAAAAAGGCCGAGGAAGAGAAGACGAATGAGAACAGAAATGCTCCTGAACTTTCCCATGAACAGCAGAAGGCTAAGGAAGAGGGCGAGAAATTAGGTTTCCCTGCTGTTGACAAGGAAGGCGAACCTATCAATCAGAATGTCATAGAACTTGCTAACTGGGCAAAGGAACAAGGCTTAGAGATAGACCCTACATCTAAGCTGAATAGCTACGCTGATTTGTACGTGATGTGTAAGGATGGCTTCGGTGTCAGTACGTTGGTTCCTGATGTTGGCGAGGATATTAATCAGGTATTCTATTTCCCAGAAAACGTGCAAGGAGAGCAATTAGCTAAACTGCAAGAGGAATTTAATGTAGGTCGTGACCTTAAACACTCTGCTGATATGAATAGCGAACTAACAGAAGGTGTTATGTTCTATGATGGAGATACAGCGAGAGAGTTCAAGGAGTTTGTAGACAAGAAGGTAGAGATGCAGAATAAGGTGTTCGGTGAACAGAGACCTGAGGAAGACCTTCCTTTCTCTGCTAAGGATAACGGCCAACAACAGACAACATCTGAGCGTGCTGCTGACGTAGAGAAGAACAAGGTGGATGATATGAAGGTCGTTGACAACATCGTGGGGCAGAAGACTCGCAAGGCTTTCGAGAGGTTAGCTAAGATGATGGGTGCTGAGATTCAGTGGCAGTACTCAGACAAGTTGGGCAATGGCTGGATTCGGGAGACCACGGATGCCGATGGCAACGTTCATCGTACAATCTTCATCACTCTTGACTCTTCCATTACGGAAGGTGCTCAGTTCATCTTCGGCCACGAGATGACTCACCAAATCAAGAACCTGAACCCTGCTGCATACAATGAGTTGACTCAGCTTGTGCTCGATACCTATGGCTCAGATGCCTTCGACAAGGCGGTAGATGAGACAACGAAGAGATATTCCGATGCAGGATTCTCTGGACGTAATAGAGATTACTATGCTGAGGAGGTTGTTGCTGATTCGGTAGGTGTAATGATTCGTGACCTCAACTTGGCTCATACTCTCGCTATGAAGATGTCTCATCCTCTGCTCGCTGCTATCCATGAGATATTACAGAAGATTAAGTTGGCATTCTATGGCACTGAGTATAGCGATGTAACCAAGAATATCATCCGCTCTATTGAACAGGCTTACGTGAAGACTGCAAAGGGTCGGGTGGAGAACTCTGAGACTGGAGAAGATGTTTCCTTCTCTCTCCGTCAAAAGCCTGAACCTAAGAAGAAGGGTGTTGGATATAAGGTATTCGTATTGAAGGATGGAAAACTCTATCCGCCAATGGTAGCGAACCCTGATGGTGCTGCTACTCCAGTTGGTGTATGGCTCGATGCTGATGCGGCTCCTATTGCAGGAGAAAGCAAGACTGGCAGACCTCAGGTTAAGCAGGGCGGCAAGGGAACACAAGGCGGTAGCGGTAAGCTAGCCTATAGACCAGGCTGGCACCTGGGAGTAGTGCCTTACGCTATCCAGTTCAACCGCAAAAATGCTGAGGGCAACAAGACTCTCTTCCCTAAGAACTTCGTCTTCGCTGAGGTGGAGTATGCTGCTGATGTAGATTATCAGGAGGAAGCTCGCCAAGAGGGTATCAATCCATCGGGCAAGTATCAGCACTCATTGGCTGGCTTGAAACATCTGCCTACTGATGGATATTATATGTATCGTACCAACCCGAACCCTGAGACTGACCCTTGGGTGATTACGGGTGCCATGAAGGTGAACCGTATCTTGACCAGAGCAGAACAAGCTGACTTGGTAAGCAAGGCTGGTCGTGAACCTCAGCAGATTCAGGAGGGCGATATTGTTACTGATGATGTTGTGAACAGCATTAATCAGGAGATAGCTGATGCTCCTAAGTTCTCGTTAAAGGTATATCATGGCAGCGGTGCTGACTTCACAGAGTTTGACTTCGACCACATGAGCGAGGGTGCTGGCTCCCAAGTATTCGGTTGGGGCGGTTATGTTACATCTTCTGAGAAGATAGGTAAGAGCTATGCTAAGATAGGTCAGATGAGTGCCGAAGATAGACATAGACATGCGTCTTCGGAAGATACACCTATTGAAGCTGCTGTAGGTTCTATCTTAGGGCAGGAAATATACAATGAGCGAGCAAAAACGTTTGAGCAGAAAAAGGCACAGGCTATTAAGAATGCCGAAAACTCTATTGCCAGCTATAGTGATATGCTCAAAAACTCGAATGAACTTGACGAAAAGAGTAAGAAGTTCTTAGAGAAGAGTATAGAGAGATATAAAAAGGAACTTGAAGTGCTTCGTGCTTTGACTGAGGAGCAGTATAAAGAGGAGTACATAAAGCAAGGTCGTGCCAAAAATCTCTATGAAGTGGATATTCCTGATGACAATGGCAGCAACTATCTGGATTGGGAAAATCCTTTGAATGAGGAACAGATAAATGCTATTCGTGATGCTTTGGCTAAGAATGGTGTTGATGTTTCATCTTGGGAAAATAGAGGTTTCAAACTGGATTTGCCTTTTAAAGATGTATATGCAGCAGTTCTTCCAATGATGATGCGTTGTGAGCCAAAGGAAGTAAGCAAGGTCCTCTCTTCTCTTGGTTTTACTGGCATTAAATATCCTGCTGGTACTATCCAAGGTGGCGCAGAGGAAGGCGATACCAACTATGTTATCTTCAAGCCTGAGGATATGAAAATTACAGAGCACACCAAGTTCTCTATCAAGACCTATCATGGCTCCCAAGCATCATTCGACCACTTCGACCACTCCTTCATGGGTAGCGGTGAGGGTGCTCAGGCTTATGGCTGGGGAACCTATGTAAGCGAGGTGGAAGGTATCGCCAAGGCTTATGCTAAGCAGAATGCTGTCAAACACGCAGGGGTTAGTGATAAGAGCGTTCTTCAAGTCCGATATGATGCAGAGAATAGCAGACTTCATACTTTAAAACTTCATAGGAAAAGCATCAAGGATGTGCTTATGCTTAAAAAGAAGAATCTTGATAGAAAACAATCTTTGATTGCTGAGGAAGAGAATGACCTTCCGAAGCTCATTAAAACCTATGGGGAGAACTCTGATATAGTTAAGGATAGTAGGGAGTTTATTTCTAAGTTAAAATCTTTTGTGGATAATCTGAATTATGGTATTGCGGAATACGAGGAGAAGAAGAAGGAAAATGATAAGGCTATTACTGAGAGAGAGCAGGTCTTGAAGGATTTAGATGCCAAGATGAAAGAGGCACACGACTTACCTGAGCGCAATCTTTACTCTGTTGATATTCCTGATGATACTGGTGATAACTACATCGGATGGGATGAGCCTATCACTCCTAAAATGCTCGAAGCAAAGAGACGTGTTATGGAGGAAGATGGCTATACCATGTATGATTCTGATAGGAACTACGATTACTTTGAGAAGACAGAGAATGGGAAGTATCAGTATTGGCAGTTGTGGAATAGACAAAAAGGTAATGGGCTTTACAACGAACTTTCCAAAGTTCTGCATTCCGATAAGTTAGCATCTTTGGCTTTAAATAAGCAAGGTATTGTTGGAGTGAAGGTTATTGCTAATCGTAATACTGGCGGCAACAAGGAAGGCAAGATGAACTATGTAATCTTTGATGAGAACAATGCTCAGATTACTAATCACACCAAGTTCTCTCTCCGTTTGAAGTCTGCTATTGAGGAAACAGAAACCAATCCATCTGACGCACAGAAGGAGAGTGGCAACTACAAGAAGGGACACATCAAGTTCGGTGGCTACGATTACACTATAGAGAATCCGAAGGGTTCGACTCGCTCAGGCAAGGATGCCGATGGCAAAGAGTGGAAAATAACTATGCACGATACCTATGGCTATATCCGTGGTAAGTTCGGTAAGGATGGTGATCATCTGGATATGTTTATCAACGACAAGGCAGACCTTGATAATTGGAATGGTGATGTGTTTGTCGTTGACCAAGTGAATCCTGACGGCTCGTTTGATGAGCACAAGGTGATGTACGGATATGACTCTATGGATGATGCAGAAAAGGCTTATCTCGCCAACTATAGCGATGGTTGGCAGGGTCTTGGAAATATTACTGGAGCAAGTAAGGATGAGTTCGATAAGTGGCTTGATACGAGCAATCGTAAGCTAAAGCCGTTTGCTGACTATGCAAAGGTGAAGTTTTCTCAGGCGCAGTCTGTTTCTGAACCTCGTTACTCGTTGAAGGATATAAAGCCTATTGGTGTTGGTGCTTTTGGAAATATATACAATCAGTTCCGTGGCAAATCTAAAGCAGCTATAGAGTTCTTGAAGAAACTTGGTAGCGGTGAGGCAACTGCTGCTTTACATCATCATACTATTGGTGATATATCTTTGGTATGGGGAGATAAAAAGGCTGGTCTTGATAAGATTCTAAGAAAGCATCCTGAGGTTGTTGATAATTTGCAGTCTATCATAGATAGTATGGAGGTTGTTCAAGAAAGCGACAATCGTGTCAAGTTGGAATCGCCTACACACTTTGCTGTAGTAAGTAAGGAGTATAAGGGCGAACCAAGAGAACAATGGTTATTGACTGCATACGAAAAAAGAGAATCCTTGGAAAATGACAAGAGTATGGACACTGCCACTTCTTCGTTGGGAGGTGACACAGCTCTCTCCCAATCCAAGGGTTCTGCTGCAAAGATAGACAATTCTTCTGAAACAGCCAAGGAAAATGGCGAAAAGTTTTCATTGAAGGATGAGAAGACTCTTGCAGGAGTTCATAATATTACCGAGGAGAAGCTGAGAAAGGCTTTGAAGCTGGGTGGTTTGGCCAACCCTTCTTTGGCAGTGATAGATACAAGCAAGAGTGCTCATGATAACTTTGGAGAGATTTCCTTCATCGCTCCTTCTGATCTTGTGGATAAGCGTACAGGCAAGACTGGTGGCACTTGGATAACTGATGCCTATACTCAGCGTTATCCTTCCGTAGAGCGACAAATGAGCGAAAAAGGTAGTCAAAAGTTCAGGGACTGGGTTGATAGTCTTGAATACCCTGCTGCTGACAAGGCAGAGATTAAGAAGCAGGCAGAAGAAGCCCTGAGCAACAATAATGCTCCTGCTTGGGAGTTGATGTACTTAAAAGAAAAGGGTATTGATATTAAGGAGTACAATTCCAAAGTTGATTATCGCTGGAAGGAGATTATCAGAGACCATCCTACTGCCGAGGATATTCTGAGCAGTATGCAGAATGACCCTGAACTGAACGAAAAGGTTACAAGCCTGGTTAAGCATACTATTATTCACCCTACTTGGGAAAAGGTTTCTTTGGAGGTAAGAAGAAAGATATACGAGGAGACTGGGACCAAGGTTGGTCCTATCAACCCACAAGTAAGGAAACAGACTAAGGAAATATTTGAGCGTGACTATGCGCCAACCTTACTTGATAAGAATGGTAAGCCAAAGGCTGAGGACATTAAGAAGGTTGTTGAGGATATTGTGAAGGAACATAACGATACCAAGAAGTATGACTTCTATCTGTCTAAGGTGAAGGCAAGCGGTTATGTCAATAAGAATGGTCTGTATGAAGATTATATCAGATGGCAGGAGAAGAAACTGGATGAGTTTGGAACCAAGAACCGTATATTCCGTGGTTACAAGCCTGATGGCACACGAAAGTATGTGCCTGAGACTCTTGAAAATGTTTCAAAGGCTATGAGGGAAGAAGCAGGTGGACAGACCAATGGAAGCGAATACACCTCATTTGGTAGTTTCATCGCCAAGATAGCCAGTCGTGTTGACTCTACTGACGAAATGCGTGCCAACAAGGATAAGTTATCTTCTAACGAGGATAAGACAGAATTTTACGAGAAATGGAGTGAGGTTTATTATGAACTTGCTAAGTTCTTGTATAATGATGTGTTCTATGGCGAGAATAGACTTCACGATATTGTATTGCAGTCTGACCCTAAGAAGTATGCCAAGAAAGAATATGGCATAACTCTTACTCCTTCCTTCATGAAGAAACTGGATGCCTTGAAGAATGCAGTGCGGACCGAGTTGAAGAGTGCGTACTTTGAGACTAAGTACAACAGACCTCTCCGTCTAAACGAGTTTGCTGCTGCCGTTGTTCCTGATAACTTGGGTGAAGATGTACGCAAGGGCATTGAGGATGCTGGCTTACCGATGTATAACTATGACCCGAATAAGGAAGGTGACCGCAGTCGTGCCTTCAATGAAGCTATCAATAGTAGTGACAATATTCGTTTCTCTCTCGCTGGCGAGCGTGGTGCGGCTGATATGGCTGAGGACTTGAAGAGTCTGAACACTCCTGATGAGGTGGATGATGCTATCAAGACAGCCATTGATGAAATGCCGAGCGGCTGGAAGATGGCTAACAGGAAGATGATTCATATTGCTCAGGCTCTGGGCGAGAACCGCAAGGCAGAGATTGCTGGCGAGGAACCTAAGTTCTCTCTGAAGGATGGCTCACTCATTAAGGCTGGAACATACTTTAGCGGTGGTGGACTGGTTGAAGAGGGCTTGAAGGGTATCATCGACCCAGTGGTGGCAGTGGAGTATGACGAGAAGATAAGCGGTGTATATCGCAATAACTTCGGGCAGCACATCGTTACTGCTGATGTTCGTGATGTTGACCCTAAGGAGTTGGTGAAACAGATTGATGGCGAGGTGGAGTACTTCCATGCCAGTCCTGTCTGCAAGAACTACTCTCAGGCGAAGAGTAACCATGCGGAGTTGGAACTTGACAAGGAGACTGCTGCAAGTACTGCCGAGTTTATCAATGCCATAAAGCCAAAGGTTGTGACCATTGAAAACGTGAAGGGTTATAAGGATTCGGAAGCGATGAAGACTATCACGGATGCTCTGGATGCCAACGGCTACACTTGGGATGCAGATGTGTATAACGCTGCTGACTATGGCGGCTACACCAACCGAGAGAGATTGATTGTCCGTGCGGTTCGTGATGGCCAGCTTCCTGAAAAGCCCAAGAAGATGGCACGCAAGAGTGGATGGTATGAAGCTGTGGCTGATATTATCCCAACCTTGACCGAGAAGAAGAATGGTGTGGCTCCTTGGATGGATATTCGCTTGAAGGCTGATGGCATTGACTGGAGACACATAGACAAGCCATTGTATGTGATGGGTAGTGCCTATGCTGACGGAAAGATTCCTCATGCTTTTGCTGACGAACTCCTGCCAACGCTCCGAACCAAGAGTGGTGATGTGATTGTGATGCCTGACGGCAAGGTCTATCGTGCCATGGGTAGAGTGCTCGCAAGAGTATCAGGAGTGAGCGATGATTACAAGATGCCATTCTCCGAGAACCTGAGCCATACCATCATCGGTAACGGAATCCCTACCCAGTTGACGGAACATGTGATTGTTCCTCTTTTGCAGAACACCTTGCGCCCAACTACTCTTGAGGATGGTAATACCAAGTTCTCCTTGCGCTATGACAAGTTTGAGCATGACTTGAACCAGTGGAAGAAGGATAATAATCTGCCTAAGGATGCCAAGCGGCCAACCATCCCACAACGTAACGTTGGAGAGAGTGCCGTTGACTTTCTGAAGAGAGTGGACGAGTACCGCAAGCAGATGGCTCTGTGGAAGACTGCTCCAACCTACGAGCAGCATCTTCTGAGTGATGATACTGCCCTTGGAGAGTTCAACCGAGAGCTGCAGCGTGGTTCTGTACTCAAGCGCATTGCCTTCCAAGACAGTATGCTGGCTATCCGCAAGGCTCAGGAAGCTATCATGAAGGAAGTGGGTGTTGACCGCCTGAACATGGCTGAGGATACCTATACTGCCGAGAACAGAAGCCATGGTAAAGGCAAGAACGAGTTTGAGGAGTACAACAATGAGTTCTTGCAGCCATTGAGAAAGGCTTATCATCAGATGAAGAAGGTGCTGGGTGACAGCTATGACAATGTGCGCCTCTACATGATGGCAAAGCATGGCTTGGAGCGTGATGCCCAGATGGCTTTCAAGAAGTCACTGGAAGCTGACTATGAGGACGTGGCACAGAGAAGTGCTGCATACAAGGCTTACAAGGGAGACATTAATCGGATGGGTAATGATAGCGGCTTTGAGCTTGGTCTCATAGATTATGCCACTTGGGTGCGAACAGACAACGCAATCAAAATGAAATACTCTCCATCTTACATGAAATATCGTTATGATAAAATGGGTATTGCTTTCGACTATTCTGGTCTGTCGGCTCTCTTTGATGGCTCAGACTTTGAGGAAGCTGCACACAAGTTAGTAAGGGATATTGAAAGCAAGCATATAGTTGAGACAAAAGAACTTTGGGATGCAACGAATGCGGCTACCAAGAAGATTCTCCGTGATGGCTATAAGGCTGGTATGATGAGCAAAGATACTTATCAGTATGTGCGAGATATGTATAGCCATTATATTCCTCTCCGTGGCTGGGATGGCACTACTGCCGACCAAGTATGGGACTATGTAGGTGGTGGTAAGGGTGCGTTCAATCAGACATTGAAAACGGCACACGGCCGAACCTCTATCGCTGATGATCCTATCGCATACATCGAGAACATGGCAGAAAGTGGAATCCTGCTGAACAACAAGAACTGGGTGAAGCAACACCTGATGCTCTTGGCTCAGAATCATCCAACCTCACTTCTGACCCTGAGCAAGGCTTGGTACGTGAAGAGTACGGATGCCAACGGCAACGAGGAGTGGATTCCTGCTACACCTCAGATTACTTCTCAGATGAACAGTAATCAGGTGAAGGCTGCCATTGATGCTTTCGAGCAGAAGATGGAACAGATGGAGCAGACTGGCGATGCTACACAGAAGCGAGATGGACTGAATATAGCCTTTCCTCAGACTCACAGCGAGGAGAGAGAACACGAAGTAAGAGTGATGAAGGATGGCGAGGAGTACGTTATCTATGTGAATGGTGATCCTCAGTTGGCTCAGGCGATGAACAATACCAGAGCACACCGAGTAAGAGAGATTCAGAGTGGCAAACTGGATAGGGCTGCTGCCTGGTTGGGCAGAAAGATGGCTGCTGCCTATACCAGTCTTTCACCTCTATTCATCCCTTCCAACTACTTCCGAGACCTGACCATGACCCTTGCATCTACCGCTATTCGTGAGGATGGCAGATACAACTATCTGCTCAGAAAGAATATGGCTACCTCTTGGAATCTTGGTTTCATGCTGAAAGACTATCAGAACGGCAAGTTGAGAGATAAGGTAAACAACGGAAACGCTACACCAAAGGAACAAATGTTCTATGACTTCATGATGAATGGTGGCGAGACTGGCTTTGTCTCTTCGCTTGATGTGGAAGACTTGAAGAAGAAATTCAAGAATGACTTGAAGGATTTGGATAGATGGAAGGCGAACCCAGTGAAGGTAGGGCATACCATCATGGATAGTATCGAGTTCCTGAACAGAATGGTTGAGGATAGTAACCGATTTGCGGTTTACATGACCTCTATTCAGTATGGACGTTCCATTGATGAGGCTGTGAATGATGCCAAGGACGTAACCTTGAACTTCAACCGCAAGGGTACTGGCGAATATGGCTGGCAGATGATTAGAAATCTCTATCTCTTCATCAATCCAGCGGTACAGAGTTTGCAGACATTGGGTGCGCTTGCCAAGCATCATCCTTTCAAGTTTACGGCTGTTACTGCATCATGGTTGGCGAGTGGTGTGCTGGTTCCTATCGTTAACGCTGCCCTGATGAGTCTGTTGGGCGGTGATGATGATAAGGATAAGTACTGGCAGTTCACCAAGTGGGATAGACGAAACAACCTGATTATGTGGGTTCCTTTCACTCATGAGTATGTGAAGATTCCGCTTGCTCAGGAGTTCCGTGCCTTCTATGGAGTAGGCGATATGATTGCATCCAAGATGATGGGTGGCAAGTTGGCTGAGGAGAGTTGGAGCCAGTATGCAGAAGACTTGCTCGGTCAGGTGGTGGATATGCTTCCGCTCGACCCGACTGGATATGACGGAAATATTGCGGTCAGTCTGATGCCGAATGCTATTCGCCCAGTCTTTGAGTTGGCTTTCAATGTAGACTTTACTGGCAAGCCATTATTCAAGGACACAGAGTATAACAAGTATGACCCGAACTTTACCAAGGCATACGTGGGCACTCCTGATTGGTTGGTTCGTGTATCGAAGATGGTTAACTCAATCGGAAACGACTATCCCGATGTACAACAGAATAGCATTGATGCTTTCGGTGACCCAAGATACAATCTGAACAACCCTGGTGTGGTTGATCATATATTGTCTTCTTATCTCGGTGGTGCTTACACCATGGGCAGTCAGGTGCTTGGTTTGCTTACAAAGTCACTCAACGACCCGAAGGAAATCAAGGTGGCTGATATTCCATTATTCAGCAAGTTCGTCAGCAATCCTGATGATAGACCAGTCAGCAAAAAGCAGGGAGATGAGTTCTGGGATAAGAAGGAATACTACGACCGTGCTTCCAACACAATTAGCAAGTTGAAGAAACAAGCTAAGATTGATGGAGATTATTCCCTGCTTGAACGTTTCTATGGCTCTGAGGAATACAAGACTTACAAGTTGTATGAGAAAGATGTAAAAGATTACAAGGAAACAAGAAAGAAGGAACGTGCGGAGGAGAGTGGTGATGAGTACAAACCACATCAAATTAATGCTGAGGACATCTATAATAATCATACTACCTCTATGGATGAGTTTGAGGATATGAAGCTGAAACAACTCTACACCAAGTTGAACGGATTTAAATCTACCTACGACCTCTTGGTTGATACGGCTCCCAGTCAGAGCGATGGCTACTACAATGCCAACAAGACTGCCATTGATGCCATTGACGAGATTTCCCTTGACAAGCAGGAGATTTCCGAGTTGAAGAAAGGCTTCTTGGATGATGGCAAGGATGCCTACAACGCTGAGGATATGAAACAGATTCGTGAACTGAGAAAGAAAGTTCTTGCCGTACTGGAGAAAGCCAACAAGGTCGTTGTGGCCAACCAGAAGGCTAAGAAAAAGTAAATATGACTATCCCCTGGAAGTGTTGGGCTTTCGGGGGATATTTGCTTTCATTCTGAAACTTTTTGTTCCTTTAATTTAAATAAAATCTTCAATCTGTAAGTATTTACAAAGTTTAATATTTAAAATATTATATTAATATGAATATTTCGTAGCTTTTAGTTAGATTTGCCAAATCTAAGAACAATACAATCAAGATTTTTCAATCCTATAAACAAAAATGCTTATGAATCAAGAAGAAGACGAAGACCGACGGGTCAGAGAATTGGCGGAAGAGATAGTTAAACTCATCCCTGATCGCAGAAAAATAAAAACAGATTTACTTTACTTCAAGTATGCACCCATCTTGGTTATGTTTATCAGATGGTATGGTATATTTCAATTCTATGGCAACGATATGGAGATTACACTATGGTACGAAGAGAATGAGGAACCTGTCTGGTTCTTCTACTTTATCACTTACATTCTTTATCCGATTTCGCTTTGGAAAGGTCAAGTATTACACAGATTGTGTGTAGAATGGCGAATACCTATCCTGTATATAGCAGGGGTCAACGTGATACATGTCATGTTCGGATCTATTGTTATCACAAAAAATATGTATTGCTGTGATATGTTCCTTATTACACTCATTTTAATTCTATATGCTTATGTCGCAATTAGTAAATTACAGAATCATAGAGGCAGGACTTCGCACTCTTGCTGATAAAGCACATGAGTCGGCAGTGGCGCAAGAAGAAGGGAAACCCATACCTTGCGGACTGTCGGAAGGAGACTTGGAGTTGGTAGCACTCCTTACTGCTATGATGAATGATACGCAAGCCAATAAGGGCTGGTGCGCTCATGAGATGGGCAAATCTATTTCGTCATTTGAGAAGTATGTTCACGATGGCAAGATACCCGAAGGCATCCACGACCAGTTCGGACACGAAAAGAAGTGGAACAAATCTCTTATCCGATTCTTTGCCAACAAGAAGGCTTTCTTCCATAAGCAAGCAAAGAAGTACGGCATAAATATTTAGGAATAGCTAAACTGATACATATAGGAGAAACTAAATAGCCTCTCCTATACTCTTATGACATTTTCCGTAATCGCAAATCGTTACTATTCAAACACTTAAACAACCTTTTACGAGTTTATCAACACCCATCCATATTATTCGTATCTTTGTGTCCGTAACGTTACAGAGTGAGTATCATTTTATGTTTAACAAAAGATTTCAGGATAATATGGAAAGTAAAACGTATGTATTCGGAAACGAAGGCTCAACATCTAACAATGGAATGCTTGGTCTTCTTGCACCTCTGCTCCAAAAGCAGGGTGTTGACCCAAATGTCCTTCTTGCCATGAAGGGTAACAACGGCTTCGGTGGTGAAGGTGGATGGTTTATCTGGGTAATTTTCCTCTTCCTTATGGGATTTGGAGGTAACGGCTGGGGTGGTTTCGGCAATGGTCGTGGCGGTCTCGCCAATGAGATTAACAATGACTATGGTCGTGGTCTCCTGATGGATGCCATCGGTGGCAACCGCAATGCACTCAGCAATTTGGCTACACAGTTGAACTGTACAGAAGGTCAGATTCAGAGTGCCATCTCTGCTTTGACTTCTCAGGTCCAGAGTGTAGGTAATCAGGTAGGTATGAGCGGTATGCAGACCATCAATGCGCTGCAGCAGGGTAATATGCAGATTGCCCAACAGATTGCCAACTGCTGCTGCGAGAATCGCTTGGCTATCTGTCAGCAGACAGGAACCTTGCAGAATGCCATCAACAACGTGGCAGTAGGTCAGGAGCGTACAGCTTCATCTCTCGCTTATGCTACTCAGCAGCAGACTTGTGACTTGCACAACGCTATCAAGGAGAGTACTCAGACCATCGTTGACGGTCAGAAGCAAGCTGAAATGAGAGAGTTACAGAACAAGATTGATGCACTCCGTGAGGAGAACAGCACCTTCAAGTCTTCTGCAATGACCTCTCAGATTGTTGGTCAGGCGGTGGCACCTATCAATGCGGTATTGGCTGGCTTGCAGAACGAGGTGGCTGGTATCAAGTGTAAGTTGCCTGAGACAGTTACCACTCCTTACAGCCCATTCACTGCGGTCCCTAACTGCGTGGCTTATCAGTATGGTTTGAATGCTGCCAACAATGCAGGATTCTGGGGTTAATAGGAAAGGAGGCTGCTATGTTATGGTTAAGACCTTACACATGGGTGAATCGTAATGGTTCGGCAGCTATCGCTTCTACTGGCGTGAAGGTGAATACTGCCGATGTGGTGTTCACCTTTAAAAACCACGCCTTCGTGAATGCCAACTACAGAGGAACGATTTTCGTAAATCTGATGCAGGCTATTCCGACAGGAACGACTGGTACGCTGCCAATCCTTTTCGAGACCAACGGAAGTACTCAGGCTGTGACCAAATTCAATGGTGAACCCTTGACGGTTGCAGACGTGCCTGGGACTGGAGTGGTTCAGCTCTGGTTTGAGAGAGATACTAACACCCTTCAACTGATGACGGGTATTGTTTAACAAGAATAGATAATAGGAGATTACATTATGTTTCAAGGACTACGAACAAATTCCTTATTTTATGTCCTCGACAAGGGCGAGAACCCTAACTTGCGAATCGGTCAGGTGGTTTCAGTAAGCAACCCTCAGACGAAATATCCTACCTTTAACAACGGCTTCACACCTCAGCCTATGGAAACTGTGGTTGACGTGAAGGTGAAGCTGGGTGACGAGGAAGTGGATTTCAAGCAACTGCCAGCAAACGGACAGATAGCCAACGACAAGAACCTTGTGGTTAGCGACAATAAGGATGCCATGAGTGCCGAGGTGGATGCAATGCTGAGACAGTCCAAGGCGATACTGGAGAGCGTAGATTACCATGAGAGAGTCGTTAAATCTTGTGAGGGAATGCTACAGCAACTCAACCCCCAGATAGCCAAGGAGAAGGAACAGACCGAGAAAATCAACAAACTGGAAGGTAAGGTTTCAGGCATTGAGGGCAAGATTGACAAGATGATGGGATGGCTCCAGCAGACCATGAGCAAGTAATCTCCTACCTATCTATTCACTTTAATATCTTATAGCTATGGTAATGATTGAGATTACAGAAGATAAGTTCGATGATTTGTATGACAACATCGAGTCTATGCTTGGTTTTGGCAGCAAGGCTATGTCTTGTCTGAAAAAGATGAAGCAGGAGCGTATGGGTGAGCGTATGCCTGATTATCGTGACGATTGGAGAAGGGAGCGTGAGGAACGTGAAGAGCGTGAGAACAGACGTAGATTCAACAACGTGAACGATGATTGGAACTACCCGAACCGCTATGGCGAAAGAGGTGGTGGCGGCTACAATGGTGGCGGTCGCTAATGTTTAACTTGGGAGTTTTGGTAGCGACATTTATGTCGGGACCAGACTCCCTTTAATATTCAGCAATATGGGAAAATGCAGAATGCCATTGGATATGTATGACATTAAGCCTGATGGAATGGTTTCTTATCTCAGATACAATGGCTATCATTTCAGCAAGAAGATGTGCGAGTGGGCGGTGGGTCAGATGTATAAGTATGATCCTTCCTCCAAGCGTGATGTAAGAGTCTCTTTTTGGGATAAAGAGAAGGTGGATGCCTTGCTGCTTGGTCAGGGTATAGAGGTAAAGAATAAGGCTGGCTACGACCATGTGTATGTGGCGAATATGGCGAGGGCAGACTTCTACAAGTCTTCCATCAAGGACGAGGAGCAGTTGGCTCAGTTTATTAAGGATATGGTAGATGATGCCGACCAGAAGGACGGTTTTATCTTCAACAGATTCTATGCCGACTGCTGCCACAACGGTGTGCCTATCCCTTGGGAAGATGTGCTATGATCAGGAGAGTAATACGACTTCCGAAGTACGAATGGAGCATAGTATGTTTCATAGGTTATCAGCCAGATGATGCCGATGAGATATGCCATGCTCTTTCTGATATAGGCTGCAACGGAAATCCGCTATCAGAAGCATACGAGCATCTGTCTTTATCGAGTGGAGATAGGGGACTTACCTATTCCAATCTATCAGGAAGAATGAGTGTTCTTGCCATAGGAGAATGTAAATCTGATGACAGCATCATCAATACTATTGGGCATGAGTTTCTTCATGTGGTAGCACATATCTGCGAGCAGGATGGAATAGATATGATGAGCGAAGAACCATGCTATATCATGGGCAGCCTTTGCGAACAGTTCTTCCAGGCAGTGCAACAATAAAAAAGATAGGTAAAATTTAATCTACCTATCTTTTTGTCTGTAAAGCGGTTTACTATAATTGCCACAACAAAATATGAAAAACAGAACCTACTATTATCACAAAAGAGTATCTAATAATATCTTCCCACTCAAATCGCGAGAGATGATAGTGTTTGTACTGATAAATCTCTCTGCCAACCATTACTGGCAAGGCAAGAAGACCTACAAATATACTGACAAGCAGCCAACAGGCGAGACCAATCCAGTCTCGCTTGTTGAGGGTGATGAGGTTTCGGAGAAATGTCTTCATACGCAGAGCCAATAAGTGAAATATACGTCAATGAAGCCCGCCATCTCTGCCCAATACCAGGGTTTGTAGTATGATGCCCTGCGGTCGAAGATGTAGAGGCAGAGAAGGTACTCTGCCAGTACGATGAGTGTCATCATCCAGCATACGGACAGACTCCAACCTACACATCCGATGGCGGCTACGATGGCTCCTCCCTTATGGACAGGAAGGGCGTCGGCATCGAGATAGTTGGGTGCCGCACCGACAAACATCAGTCCTGCGCAACCTATGAAGGCGAGGCACTGAATGCCCTTGCCCGTGTCGAGCATACATACCATCATCAGTACCGCACACGTAACCATAACGGCCGTGAATACCCATCCATAGTTCCGCTTGCGCTTATCACCTATTACCTCGCTACCCGTACAATCCTGTAGCTGATAATACACATCACTCACCATTGCGGGTACGCCAAACCTCATCGCCGATAACAAGAGAAATCCTCCAAGAAGGAGAAAAGAAATCAATGATAATAACCACATAATCTTTTACTTTTTTAATCGTTCTATAACTTCATTTCAAGTTGCTTTGGATAGTCGGCAGTAACATCGAATGCCTCAACCTCTTCCACAGATACCATATCTTCCACTGCCTTTTTGTGCGCAGCAGTGACATTGAAGCATTCATAGGCATAGTTTTCCAAGTTACACATGAATGCGTCTGCTTTCTCACAAGGAAGAGTAATCTTCATGCCGTCTAGCCACATATCAATGTTCTCCTCTCCAAGACTGATCTTGTCCTTGATATTCTGACGCAGACCCATCCTAACATCTTTATTAAGAGTGCTGCCATCATCACTACTCCAAGGAATAAGAGTGTCATTGAGATAAAAGCCGTTTACTGATGGGGAAACATCATATTCTTCAATCTCATTCAAACAGGTTTCCTTAGCCTCTTCCAAGGTTTTACCTTCATACTTACTACTATTTTCAGCCTTGTTCTTCTCCTCACTTGTAACTATTGTGTAGTCAAGAAAGGTAGAATCAACTCTTGCATACAATTCCTTTGAGAATGTATGTCCACTTAATAACCAATAGCCGTCTTCCGTGGCTATCTTCACAACTCCACTGTTGAGATGGGACACCTTTATGTGTCCCAATCCCTTAATATCCTCTATATTCATATTCTTAATCTTTTAGTTATGCAATGACATATCCCTTTGCCGTCATAGTTGCAATGTCAGATTCTGTCAATTCGTTTTTTATTTGACGATTAAGGTTTAATGTCAAATCTACCAATCCATTTGATTTTCTGTCATAACTTCCTTCAACAAGATATTCTTTTGCAACGTATGAAGTAATGGTAATGCTATCAATTAAGGGTATATTGAAGAAGTTCTTACCAAGCTTAAATTGTTTAGCGCCTTCCAAGAATCTATACCAATTAGATACATTTACATTATTCCATCCATCACCAGAGCAATCAACAGTACCTATTGAAGACATGTCGAAAGCTAAGTCTAACCATTTTAGCCCACTGGTGTCCCAACCACTCAAGTCTAAATCAATAGCTGGAAATCTCATAAATGTAGGCGCTCTTTGACAAGCCGCTTTTACAAGAGTACTAAGTCCATATATGGTTTTAATATGAGTACAATAAGCAAACATATTTGACATGTTAGTACATTTTACTGCATTCCAATCAGTGAGATTTATCACCTCAGTGGTAGCACTTTCAAACATATTATTCATGATAGTCACATTCTCAACATTCCATGCTCTAAGGTCTATATCTTTTACAGAACATTCTTTGAACATCGTAGACATGTTAGTCACCTTGCTGGTGTCAAATCCAGATACATTCAATGAAGTTAATGATGAGCATCCTTTGAACATATCGCTCATACTAGTAACCTTGCTGGTGTCAAAGTGGGACACATCTAGCTCAGTAAGCAAATAGCAGTTTCTGAACATACTATCCATACTAGTAAAGTTTGATGTGTCAAGATGTGAGACATCTGCCACAAGGATTGTTGGCATTGTTTCCTTACCTGCTCCTAGTGCTAGTATCTTAGGTTTATATGATACCTTAGGATAAACTTTGGTTCTCTTTCTTGCAGGAATTGTAACTTCTTTACCATCAACAATCACTATTGTATCAGTCTTACACAACAACTCCATATAACTTCCATGATATTCCTCAACCTTCTTTCTTGTCTCGTCTTCCTTTTGAGAGAGATTTCCGAGCTGTGTAGAGATGCTTGCAAGCACGCCATCACGAAGAACCTTCATAGTTAAGTCCGCTGTGCCTACCTTATAAGATACAACTATCTTGATTGAAGAGTTGCCCTTGAAGTGGCTCATATATCTGCAATAACCATCAATAGGAAGTTCTGCATCCTCATTCAGCTTTACAAGTGGAGAGTATGTTCCTACTTTTGTCTCATAAGTCATAGGAAGATTACTTACTATAGTATCACCCTCCTTAATTGTAGGTGTGTTGACTCCAGCTTCCACAGTCCACTCATAAGTATAGACATGCGTCTTGCCTAGATAAGTGGCAGTGGCAGTTGCTATTGTGCCATCCTCATTGTATGTATAGGTGTAGTCAATGCCTCTTGTCTCTATACTTGTGATATACTCAGCAAAGACACACACACTCCCATCAATCACATTTGGTTTAAAAAGGTATTCATTTCCTTTTTCAGCAGTGAACTCAGCTATTGCCCAACCTGCCTTTGTTACCTTGACACCATCAGCACTAATAGCCTTGTTGGTTTCTTTAGCAACAAGAGTAATATCAGGTCTGTCAGAGTAAGCACCCATGCTCTCCTGTATGCGTGCTACATCACTTTGTGCAGAAACCATACCAGACATATCTAATGATTTCTTTGTTCCAGTTCTGTCAGTTACTTCAAAGACATTTTCTTCTGTGAGTGTAGCATTGACCTTTTCTGCGCCAGTAGTGGCAGTCTCTGCTGCTTGGATAGCTTTATTTGTATTATCGGCAGCGGTATTAGCAGCGTTGATGGATGCAGTAAGGGCATTGAGGTCTATCTTGTCAAGTTTGCCCTTGTCGGAAGGTGACATAAAGCCAGCGTTACCAGGAGATATAAAAGGTTTGTCTCTTTCGTCACTTGACTCGGAATTAGAACGTGATGCGTTTGTTGGTGCTGTGGCTTTAGGGACAACAAGATATTGGTGTGAACCATCGGCAAACCCAATTCTGATAGCTGTTTCAGATGGTTGATCATAATCGCCATCCCATGCATTATTCCAAACTGGATCGTAAAATTTCAACTTAGCCACAGCCCCAGCCTTTTTGACATACTCTTGAAGGTCGAAAGTAGGAACGAAGTCACCAAGTTTCTCCCATTTTGTTGCATCAACATCTCCAGCTAAATCGCCTGCGTCTGTCAGGTCACCTGTGTAGATGTATTCTGCGTATTTATTGTTATCGCCATCCTTGTTGCCTTTGAGGATATAGATATGTTTTTTGATGTTGCGAATATCAGTAGGGAGTTCTGTTACAACCTCAAAGAAGGTAGTGTCAAGATTACCTAACTGAGAGAGAGGGACATTACCGCCAGCATCAAGCGAGGCAATACCATTAGCTTTGCCTTTTCTGTTTGTAATTCCTTCCGCTGCTGCGTTTATCTTATCTCTGATACCAGAAAGAACCAATGCAAGTCCCTCTGCGTCAAGATAACTGTTATATGTTTCGTTACTCATATTTATAGCTATTTAAATTAACCAAATGCTACTAAAAAACACTGCTGAATTTCACCGCTATTCAAAGGCTTGGCTACTCCTCCATTGTTATTAAGGAGACCAAGATTTGAACGGTCGTGGGTTTTGAAGCCTACTGCGGTAATATCTAATGGAACTTCAAATGATCCACTATCAAAACCACCAATAGAACGAGGGTATTGGTCGTCATCTCCTCCACTTGTTTCCCATTTTTCTAACTTAATGTCATAGCCATCTTTATTAAAGGCTATAACAATAGGAAGAGCTTCGATGTTTCTGATTTCTTTAACGCCTCTGATATTATGGTCGTTTAGACCCAGGTCACTGTGCATAACATTGCTGCCATCTATCCTGAGATACTCATCTTTGAGTTTATCCCAAACGGCCTGAGCAATCTGCTCAATCTCTATCTTATCCGTGGTATTCACCTTTTCATCAAGGGACTCTTTAACAGATTTACCAGTCTCTTCGTCCTTGATATACCTCGAATATGTCAGAGTCTCGTCTTTGCGTCCGCTAACAAGGATGTTGTTGTACTTTTTACTTTCTGCCATATTATTCTTTAAGTTTAATTTGATATTCATTATCATCACCAGCTACCAGTTCGTCTGACCAGTAGTAGTAGAGGTCTCCCAATTTGGTGGTATTCAAAGAAGCCTCAAAACCACATTGGCTAAAGACAAGTGGCTGTCGGCTTGCGAACCAGATGTATGGTTTTTCTTCCGTTGTTGCGATGGTTAGAGTCTGTCCGACAAGTGTACCTTCGTACATTGTGAGGTCTGACATGTTCAACTCGCCCATATTCTTGGCTGCTGATGCGCCATAATAGCTTGCCTTTACGGTTCCGCTTGCCGTGATGGTAACATAACCCGATACGGCAGGAATGAATACCTTATGAGTAGTACTATTGTAATACTCGTCAGTAACATCTTTGCCGTCCATGATAATCTTCACCTGACCGATGCTGAAACCTTCGATTGGTAGGAACTCTGCCTCCAACTTCTTGCCGTTTTTGACAGTACCGTTAATCACGAAGTTCTCCTGATTTTCCACCATTTGAGTTTCGTCATTGATGGTGTAGCTGAACTTGGTGTTATCAACGATGAACGACACAGGGCAAGTTGACTGATTGCTGGTCACGATGTAGTAGCGAAGATTGAATAAGCCAGTATGCTCGCCTTCGGTAACACCGATAGGAACATTACTCATCGAGTTGTGCTCAACGATTCTCAGAAGGTTGCGCTCAATGCTGACCATTTCGCTACCATCATACTTCCATGACACCCTGACGTTGTAATTACCGCAATCAAGAGAAGAAGGAATGTCGCATATCAGTACATTCCCTTGGATTCCTGCCACTTGTACTGGAACGGAAATCGTATCGCAGCAAAAACCCGACAACTCAACCCTGATGTCGGTAGCAAGGTTCATATCGAAGTCAACGAGTCTCTGGAACTCTTTCGATACGTCCATCTTCCGCACCAAGATGTGCAGTTTAAAACTATTACCTTTAACTATTTTATAAATCATATACGTATATTATTAATATATAAGCAAAGATAGGCAGAATTTAATCTACCTATCTCTTATCCGTTAACCTTACTAAATCAAGCCTTTCCATCTGAGGAACTTGCGCTTGCGGCTCTCCTTACCCTTCTTGCTCTTGCAGTTGGTATGATAGACACAATCTCGGAACAGGTCTCTGACCTTCATGTCGTTGTCAACCAGTTTTGTTCTCTTGAACGTCTCGAAGAGAGAGCGGTTCATGATCATCAGGTTGCCCTTCTGTGTAGGAAGAACATAGAAGATTTCGCCATTGTTCTTCTTGGATGCGTAGTCAGCCTTAGCCGTAGCTTGGCGGTACATGATTTCGCACTTGATGCGCTTGAAAATCTTTGTTACTTTCATAATCGTAATTATTAATTGTTTGAAACTATATGATGGTTGCTGCCGAAACAGAAACCTTTCTTGTCATTACTCTTGCCTTATACTCTATCATCTTAGGCATTTCCATTTCATTGAAACAGATGTGTAGTCCGATGGCTCTCGTCATGAGCAAATCATCGTGCTTACCGTCTGCCGCCTCATACACCGTTCCGTTCTTCTCGTAGGTGAGATATTCATCCAGGCATCTATCGTCACGCTCCACATAGAGTTGTTCACGGATAACCTGAACCAACACGGAGATAACCATTGGCTTGGTTGCCACATTGGTATGGAATCCATACTTCACTGGGACCTTATTCTTGATGTCCGACTCACTCTGCTTGCGAGCATAGAGGTTGTCATATACACCCTTGATTTGATTCAGGATGAACTCAGACTGGTCACCACCTTCCAAGATATGCTCCTTGTCTTTCGTCTCCAAGGTGTTGGACTCAATGACCAATAGAGCATCGTTGTAGTATTTGGCTATCTGAGCCGCCTTCCACGCCAGTAAGTCCATATCAATGTGGCCATACCATTGCGCTACCACATACGGCTTGCCACCCTCCATCATCCAATAGCGGTCGAAGACACAGATAACAGACCAGTCGGCATTCTTGCTACGTCCACCAATATCCACTACGACCAGATAGCGGTTGATCACCTTGCAATCATCAAAGGTTTCAGGTTTGCTCCATATCCACAACTGACCCTGCTTATCCTCACAGAAACGGACATTCTGCATACACTTCTTACCCTTATATCCGTCACCATAAACATCACCGATGAACTTAGGCGCACGGCAACCCTTGCGGAACTTATCAACCTTGTCTTCGGCAAACACCTTGGCTGCCGAATGCTTGAATGCCTCAATATCATCAGTAGGGTAGCCAGCAGCCATATCCGCATGGTCGGTGAACTTCTTGCGCTCGGCAATATACCAGTTGATGGCTTCGAGAGGAGCGCCCAGCGTCCATAGTTTCCAAAGATAGGTGCCAGGCTCTTCTCGGTCGGACATCGTGTTGGTATTATTGCGATTCTCGTATAACCATTTGGCAAACTCCGTCTTCTGTTTCTTGCTCTCAAATTCAAGATGATACATATCGTATATCTCGTACCAGGGAACAAAGAAAGGTTCAAACTGAGATTCTCCCTTGACTGCTGCAAGCCACTCCTTGTGGAAGAAGTTGCCAGTACCATTGGCGGTGGATTCGTAGGCAATCATCGTGTATGGTCGATACAAGATACCATTGGTAGCATTCTGCACCACCTCCTCAGGAGACTTACCATCTGTCTTTTTCCACAAACCCACCTCGGACAGGTGAACCAAGTTGTAGTCTTCACCATTGGCAGACAGCGGTCGTTCTATGGAACCCACCTTAATCTTGCAGAATCGCTGAGGAACCTTCTTAACATTGCCCGATGTTCCCACACCCACAAACTTCGGCTCGTTCTCAGAGAACGCCTCACCCATATCGTAAAGGAACTTGGTGGGGAAGTTTTTCAGAGCTTCCTCGAACATACCACGAATAGTTTCTGCCGTGTCCTTGACCTGGGCCACGATGAGCGAGTTGAGGCCCTTCTGCCACATGAGTTGCAGCCAGAGGAAGTACATCTGAATAACCGTAGAGCCACCCCACTGTCTTGCTTTCAGCAGGATAAGACGGATAGGTCGATTCTTCTTTCTTCGTTCCTCCAGCCATCTGAGCAATCTTCGCTGCGGTCTTCTGAGCACAAAACGGAAGGGGAGACCTCCACCTTTTGGTTTGATATAGATAAACGTGGCAAAGAAGAAGAAAGGATCATGTTTCATCCTGATGCGAGTAAACTGCTCCACCAGTTGCTCCATTTCTTCCTCTATATTGTATGGCTCGTCTATATCCTTATGTAGTTCCTCAATTACCGCCTTGCAGCTACCGAACTCGATGAGCATCTTAACGAGCGGAATCTTCTTCATCGAGACAGGAAGCTGTTGGCATTGAATCGGGAAATCAGGAAGAACAAGCGCAAATCGCTTGTCTCCACAACCTTCACCCTTGATAGGATTGAATGGTGTGTTGATTTTCTTTATCCGTTTCTCGTTCTCTTGCAGGATGCCCAATACGTGTTTGTCGAGTGCATCTGTCAGTTTGGCGGTTACTTGTCTTGGCATAGCGGTGCATTAAGATAACCCCACAACAGACCAAGTACATAGCAATAGATGTGGACTCCAACTGCCATGCAAGGGAAGAAGATTCCAACACAGATATATAGGAGAATGGTGAGATTGTATCTTACCTTATTCTCTACATAGGGAGCAATAAAGCCCATGTAAGCATAGATAAAGCCACTGAGACCGATGATTGGTGCGGAAGATGCAAAAGGATAGCTTACGGCAATGAGATAGAATGCAATCATGTGGCCGATGCCACAAGGGATGGATCGGTAACACTGGTGGAAGACGTAAAGGTTGACGGCTGCATGAAAGATGTTCTGATGGTAGAAAGGGTAGCTTAGTCGGTTCTGAATAGAACAACCATCAAAGAGACCCATGCCTTCATATCCTATGAGTGTGATACATGATATTATAACGTATCCTGTATAAAGTGCAATTTTCTCTGGCGAAGTTCGTAGCATCTCTTCTTCTCCTCCTTCCTCACCCGATGAAGTATGACGTGCATGGATTTAGGAGTGAGATAGAAACTCGGTGCTTCCTGATTGCACACATGCCATATTACATCCATCTTTGTGAGAGAAGGATGCTCCTTAGAATAAATCTTGTATCTACGGAAAATCTCCTGAAACATCTCTCTTTTCTGAGAGTTCATGTTGCTGATGGACTTACCGTTGAGCATATTGATAATAACGTTGTATGCCCGATCTACAGAGACCCAAAAGCGTTTGCTCGGAGATTGCAACAGTCTTCGCTCAATCTCCAAGAGGCCGATATTGTCTCTTACCGATATAACTTCCTTGTAAGCCCTCAATATGTCAGCATCACGTTCCTTAGTAAAGTCACATCGTGAGCCTTTATGTTTCATGTACTTATGATGCAAAGATACAAAAATGTATTGAAATAACCAAATTAATCGGATATGATTAAGTATAGTTAACGGATAAGATTAATAATAATCTGAAAAGCGTTACTTTTGGACGTTGATTTATAAATTTATACATATATATATGAACGAAAATGTAAATACAGAGCAGAATGCTGGTGCTGCCAAACAGCAAGACACCAAGACCAAGAAGGACTTGGCTTTGGAGCGTTTGAAGGTTAGGCATCCTGACACCGAGTATGCAGACGATGAGTCTATCTACGGAGCTATCAATGACGATTACGATGCCGACCAGAAGGCCTTGCAGGGTTACAAGGATAACGAGAAGGCGATGGGCGAGTGGCTTGGCAGCGACCCCGAGGCAGCCGCCTTCCTTCAAGCGATGAAGGCAGGCAAGAGTCCTTACGCTGAGTTGATTCGCACGCATGGCGAGGATGCTATTGACTACTATTCAGACCCAGACAATGCGGACGAGATTGCGGCGGCTCAGTCGGAGTTCCTGAAGAATGCCGCCAACGGCAAGAAGTTGCAGGAGGAGTACGACAAGAACATGCCATCCAGCTATGAAGTCTTCGACAAACTGGAAGAGAAGTATGGTGAGGAAGCGGTGAACGAAGCTATCGACCAATGTTTCCAGACTATGCGCAATGTGGTGACAGGCAAGTTTACAGAGGAGATGATTACCGCATTCATCAAGGCAAAGAACCATGATACCGATGTGGCTGATGCCGCTCACGAAGGCGAGGTTCGTGGCAAGAACAGCAAGCACGTCAAGAACTTGGAGCTTCGCAAGAAGGGCGATGGCACTGCCGAACTTGATTCTGCCAATGCAGAGACCAAGCCAACGGACAACCAGCCAGACCTTGGTGCGCTTGATAGGGCATCACGCAGAGGAAACATTTGGCAGCGTGGGCACGAGAAAAGAACACGTATTCGATAATGCGATAAGATGAAAAGATAATTTAATGTTTAATTAATATTCAGAATAACAATGAAGAAAAGTACATTTAATCGGCTGCTTTCCATTTTTCTGATGGTAATGGCGGTTATTTTTGGAGTGAATGGTCAGGTCGTTATGGCTGAGGCGACTCTGCCTGATGGCGGTACGACCGAGGGTGGACATGCCGCTGAGGCTGGCGGTGCTACTGCTGCCGAAGAAGCTGGCAATGGCGGTGCAGCTCGTCAGGATGACGGTATTGCAACCGAAGGCAAAGGTCGAGAACACTACAACGAAAAAGGCACGGAGTTCTACGAGAACGACATCAACGACAAGATTACCAAGATTCGTCCGATGGCCACTCCTGTGGACCAGATTTCACGTTATGCGACAACCAAGTCAGCCAGTTCGTTTGTAGTAGAATACTGGAGTATCGGTACACGTCCTATCAAGACCACCGTGAAGAAAACAACCGTAGAGAGTACAGGCACCTCTATGGTGTTGAAGGTGGAGGACCCCGAAATGTTCACGCTGGATGATACCATCCGAGTGGTAGGAGTCAAGGCGATTACCAACTACAAGAACCAGGCTTACGCAGACCTTACCGACGAACCAACTCCTGATTTGGAACTCTGTGTTTGCGGCAAGGATAACGAGGGTTATCCTATCGTGTATGCAGTAAATGGCAAATTGGTTAATAAGCAGCCTATTGGTATTCCAGCCTTACAGAAAGGACAGAAGCTCATCCGTATGGCGAAGAGTTGCGGTGAGTTGGACGTACAGACAGGTCGTTTCAACAATCTTCCTGCTTCTGAGATTCAGTACTGCCAGAACTTCATGATTCAGATTGAGGAGAGTACCTTCAATAAGATTGCAGCTAAGCGAGTGGACTGGGACTTCTCAGACATCGAGGAGGATAGCATCTACGATATGCGTCTTGCCATGGAGGGTACTTATCTCTTTGGCGATATGGGCTGTATCAAACATACCACCAAGAACAACTCTGCCCAGTGGTTTACCAAGGGCATCTGGTGGATGGCTGGCAAGGACATCGAGGTAGGCCATGTTGCTACAGCCGATGACATGAAGAAGGGCTACAACAAGAATGAGCGAGTGATTACCGACTTGGAGTTGGTTGACATTTCCAAGGACTTGTTTGTGGGTACAGGTATCGGCAACAAGCGCAAGGTGATTATCGCTGGTTCAGACTTCGTGAGCGCATTCAGCAAGATTGATTCTGACAAGTTCCGTCTGAAAGACACCGTAGAGGTTTGGGACCTGAAGTTCAAGAGTTGGGAGACAGACTTCGGAGAGGTGCTGATGATTCACTCAGAGCTGTTCGACCTCTTTGATATGAGCGACTGCGGCTTTGCCCTTGACCCAGAGTTCCTGGTTAAGCGAGTACACTTGTCTTGGACTCGTAACGTACTCGACTTGAAGAAGGCTGGCATCCGTAACACCGATGCTGTAGTCATTCAGGAGGTTGCCTGTCTCTACTTGAAGTACCCTAAGGCACACGCTCGTATGCGCCTTGCTGCCGTGTCTACCGCAGAAGGTACATCTGACACTGGTGAGAACAAAGACACCAATGTCTAAAAGCAAGTAGATTTACAGATAGTCATTAAATAGTGAGGGGTGTGGGCACTTGCCCCATCCCTTTTTTAGTAACACATATATAATAAGATATAATCATGTTTAAAAAATATCAAGCAGGTACAGATTTAGCATTTAGTGTCATGGTAGGCGATGAGAGAATGCGTATTGTTTTCGAGGGCAAGACCATGGGCTGTAGTGTCTATATGACAAGAGACCCAAAGGTACAGAAGGCCATTGAGTCCCACTATTGGTACAAAGACAAGTTCTTCTTGGCAGAGAGTGTTGACGAGAAGAAGGAAGCTGCGGAGGCAAAGAAGAAAGCCGCTGCCAAGGCCAAGAAGAAAATGGCTGACGAGAAGAAGACCCACGTAGTGACAGACGTTGAGGATGCCAAGGACTATTTAGCTGAGACCTTTGGAGTGAGCCGTTCAAAGATGAAGACAAAGGAAGACATCTTGGCCATCGCCAAGGAAAAGGGTGTTGAATTAGAAGGACTGGAGTAATGAAAACGTATGCTGTATCTGAACTGGTGAAAGAAGTAAAGGTACTCCTTGACAGGAACCAGGAGTCCGCAGGACTGCTGACTCCTGGCGATACCGATACGCTATCACAGGGCGAGTTGATTCAGAGTAAGATAGTAGATGCAGCAAGAATCATATTGATGGATGCTCCTGCCTTCATGCTGGACGGAAAGGACTACAATGGGCTGAATACCTCTTGGGCGGAATCGAATGGTGCTTATGTAGGAACCATCCATCTACCTTCCGACATGATCAGACTCCTTAACGTGAAGTCCAGTGACTGGAAACGCTCGGCAGAGATCATCACAGATGAGGATGATGCCTACAAGGTACAGTGTTGCCGATTCGGAGTAAGAGGAAACCCAGAGCGACCTGTCGCTGCACTCATCCATAGAAGTGGCGAGCGACTCTTGGAGCTATTCACAAGCAAGAGCAATACCGCCACCGTGTCGCTCACCTATGTCGGTATGCCTTCTATCAGCGAAGGCAATATTGATTTGCCCGAAACATTGAAGGACTCCATCATATATATGGCTGGCTATCTTACTTGCATCAGTCTTGGCGATACCGACACCGCAAGCGGATTCCTCGGAGTGGCCAGAAAACTGGCGCATATTGTTGAACCTACGACATCATAAATTATGGCAAAGAAGAAAGAAGAAACAAAACTGCTATCATTGAGCAGGGTGCTTGACAAGGAAGAACTGGATAGCGTGAAAGCATCCAAGAACCGATTTGACAAGCCATACGAGCGTGCCTTCTCTATCTTGCTGGAGGCCCAACGATACTACAACAACATGGATAACTTCCGAAAGCGAAGACTGAGAAACAAGCGATACTGCTATGGGGACCAGTGGGGCGATACCATTACGTTTAAAAACAAGTGTGGCTTCAAAAAACGTATCAAGGAGGAAGACTATATCCGTGAGCAGGGCAGTGAGCCGTTGAAAAGTAACCTTATCAGAAGATTGGTGAAAAACGTGCTGGGAGTATATCGCTCACAGAGCAAGGAGCCAACCTGTAACGCAAGAGATAAGGACGAGAAGCGATATGGTGAGACCATGAGCGTGGTGCTGCAATGCAACCGACAACTGAACAGAGAGTCGGAGCTGGATGCCCGAACCATGGAAGAGTTCCTGATAAGCGGTGCCGCTATCTATAAGAAAAAATACGGATGGCGAAGAGGCAGGTTGGATTGCTGGACTGACTACGTGAACCCGAACAATTTCTTCATAGACAACAATATGAGGGATTTCCGTGGATGGGACGTAAGCTGTTTGGGCGAGGTACACGACATCACCATCGGCAACGTGCTGAGAGAGTTTGCCAAGTCTCCCGATGAAGTCCATAAGTTGAAGGAGATTTACAGACTTGCTGCCAACAGAGACTTCGTGATTGCAGACTGCACCCAGCGATTCGGAGAGTTCGACCCCAAGACCATCGACTTCATGAATCCTGCCAACCCATCTCTTTGTCGAGTGATTGAAGTTTGGCGCAAGGAAAGCAAGCCCAGATACCGATGCCACGACTACAACAATGGCGATGATTTCAAGATAGACATTGAAGACAAGGCCGACATTGTAGATGCCGAGAATGCAGACCGAATACAGAGAGGAATGGCCGCTGGCATGCAGGAGAAGGATATTCCGCTGATTGATGCCGAGTGGTTTATGGACGATTACTGGCACTTCTACTACCTTTCCCCATTCGGTGATATACTGAGAGAGGGCGAGACACCTTATGCACACGGCGAGCATCCTTACTGCTTTAAGTTCTATCCATTCATTGACGGAGAGATTCACAGCTTCGTGGAAGATGTGATTGACCAGCAGAGATACGTGAACCGACTTATCACGATGTACGACTTCATTATGAGGGCGAGTGCCAAGGGTGTGCTGCTCTGTCCTGATGACTGCCTCCCTGATGATATGAGTTGGGATGATTTCTGCGATGAGTGGAGTAGGTTTAATGGAGTGGTGAGATACAAGCCCAACACAAGCGGCCAGGTTCCTCAGCAAGTGGCGAACAACTCTACGAACATAGGCATCGGTGATTTGCTCAGCTATCAGTTGAAGTTCTTTGAGGATATTTCGGGAGTGACAGGAGCGTTGCAAGGAAAACAAGGAGCATCGGGTACGAGCGGTTCGCTCTATGCCCAGCAGACACAGAACGCCACCATGTCGCTGCTTGACATTTTGGAAAGTTTCAGTCAGTTTGTCATTGACGGTGCGTACAAGACAGTGAAGAACATGCAGCAGTACTATGACGTGGCCCGCAACTTCAATATTGTAGGCAGGGCAGGGCAGATAGTGCGCTACGATCCTAAGAAGATACGAGACGTTGAGTTTGACATCAATATCACAGAAAGCACGGCTACACCAGTATATAGACAGATGGCCAACGAGTTCCTTATGACCTTGTGGCAGAATCAGGCTATCACGCTGGAGCAGTTGTTGCAAGTAGGAGATTTCCCGTTTGGCGAGGAGTTGTTGCAATCGGTAGCATCTAACCAGCAAGCCATTCAGAATGGCGAGACTCCACAAGGATTCTCTCCTCAGTTGCAAGCACAAGTGGCTCAGGTATCACAGAGCAATCCAAAGGCCCAGGCGATGCTACAGCAGATGATGAGTGGTCAGGGAGTGAGTCCTGACGGACAGACCCCACCGCTTGCAGCTTAATTCAGTTATTCATTAAATAGATAATAGTATGATAGCAGACAAACCAAGCGACAATGAGTGGTATGGCAACGGAAACCCCGATACCAGCCAAGGCAGCAACCCCAATAACGGAATAGCTACGGAGACCCAAGGCAGGGAAGCTAAGCCCGAACTTTACGAGAATGATGTATTCGGCAAGGTGTCGAAACGTAAGAAGAACGACATCTGGGCGAGGGGCAAAGAGAAACGAACCAGATTTAAGGACGAATAAAGAAAGGAGGTGTTTTTATCGTAACTGTATTTGTCTGACACACAGATAGCTACAGAGATATTTATGAGTTTATGGTGCTGTGTTAAAGATATTCCTATCTTTGCAGCATCATAAACTTTTAAATTTAACAGGTATGAATTTCGTAGAGTTTGTCGAAAAGTATCAACAGGATATGACTCCTGAACAGATGTTGAGTATAGCCAAGGCTATCGGTAAGTATCTCTCGTGCAAGTTGAGCGATGCAGAGGTGCATCATCTATGTGCGATGGTGCATGGCGTATTGAGTGAAGAACATTTTGACAAGTACTTTGCCGATGATGCTATCAGTAAGATGTGGTATGAGGATGCAGACGGAACCAGGCACACGGCACCTTTCTTTACGGACGAAGAGATAAAGGAGGTCTTCGGTAAACACAAGGATGACATATCAGACTATACCATCCATGACTTGGCAGTAACCATGAATTTGCTGAGGAGTGACCATCATGTTCTGCTGGAGCGATATAGTAAGGATGAAGAGGAGTTGAAAGAAATGGTGGTGTTGATGGCAATAGAATACCTCCAAGACTCTGACAGTCTGTACAAAACGAGCAAGATATGGCACAACATTAACGGATAAGATGATGAATTGGAAGACATAACTTATCTTTGCGTATTATTAATATTTTATAAAAGATAAGTTATGACTCCAAATGTACGTGAAGGATTGCAATATGGTGCAGCTATAGGAATGCTTTTGAGCGGTGTTGTGCTCACCTTCCTATCGTTCTTTCTCAACAATTATGTAGTGTCGGAAGGCGTGCTGTGGTACGTCAGCCAGACACTGGTTTACTCAGGAGCGATATTCGGAGTAAACGTTTATTTCAAGACCAAGTTGGGCAACTTTGAGAGCAAAGTAAAAGGAGAACTTGCAAGTATGATAAAACAAGTGAAGGAGGGTAAGTAATGAAGGTAACAAGAGAACAGGTTTTGGCTATCATGCCGAATGCCAAGGACAGGGTGGATGATTTTCTTCCCTATATCAATGGTTATGCAGAGGTTTTTCATATTGATACTGCCCAGCGAATGGCCCACTTCCTGGCTCAGATAGCACATGAGAGTGGCGAACTGAGATACACCAAGGAACTCGGCAACAAAAACTACTTTCGCAAGTATGATGTCGGGAAGTTGAAGAACATGCTCGGGAACCTGAAAGATGGTGACGGTTACAAGTATCGTGGTAGAGGATTGATTCAGATCACTGGCAGAGCCAACTATCAGGCTTTTCAGAACAGCAAGTATTGCTCAGATGATATTATGGAAAACCCCAAGCTATTAGAGCTTCCCCTATTGGCAACCAAGAGTGCGATGTGGTGGTGGTGGAAACACGGCCTGAACAAACTGGCCGACAGTGATTGCATTGTGGCTATCACCAAGACTATCAATGGAGGGACCAACGGACTGGAATCAAGACGAAAGTTCCTTGCAAGAGCAAAGAAGGTTTTTAAAGTTTAGCCTATGAAGACAAAGTGGTATGATTGGCAAGTAGCATCCTACGTGATAAGCCTTTTGCTGGCAGTGTTTCTTCTGTCGGGATGCAGAACAAAGTACATTCCGATAGAAAAAATTGTATATCAGAATGCGATAAAACACGATACGCTGCATACTTCTGACAGCGTTTTCGTGCGTGATTCTATATATCTCAGGCAAAAGGGAGATACGTGTTATCTTGACCGATGGCATGAGAAAACCATCTTCAAGAATGTGTATATGGTTAAGGTAGATTCCTTCCTGAAAAGAGATTCCATCCCAGTGCCCTATCCAGTAGAAAAACAACTCTCCAAATGGGAGCAGATTCAGTTGAAGTATGCAGTGTGGTCGTTTGGCGCACTCTGTATGCTGCTTATCATATTAGGTTATAAACTCTATAAAAAGATAAAGAATGGCAGATTTCACATTGACAATCAAGAAAAATGACATCTATGAAGAGGTGGCGAAGACCACTGCCTACATAGGTAAGAAGACAACCGTAGAGGATGGCAAATCGGCTTTTGATCAGATATTTGTGACGGAAGCAGACTTGGCAATGATAGAGCGGTTCTTCAACGAGTCGTTGGATGCGCTAAGAAATGTTCTGAAACGATTTATCTCAGGTGGCTCAGGAGTAGACGGGACCATCAACTGGGAACTTGAGATGCCCAGCAGATTCGATGGCAACCTACTCGATTCCATCAACTCGTCAGCCAACTCGTTCTTGGTAAACAGTATTATCGGGAAATGGTGCGAGATAGCCGCAAACGAAAAGGCAAAGGAATATGCAGATAACGCTGCTGCATTATTGCTCGATATTAAGGATAAAGCATTTTTCAAAAAGAAACCGACACGAACAAAAATATCATAGTATGGCAAGAAAGAGTTTAACGATTACGTTGTATATGAGTGAACTCATTTACGACTTTCAGAATAAGGCGTTCCTTACAGGACGCAGTAGAAGAGCTGCCAGTATGGATGCAGAGGCGGCAAGTAATATCCAGGCGAGCGATGATGACGAAGACAAGAACCAGGCATTGCGTAGCATTCAGAATGCGTATAGTCAACTGCTTGTGGAGTTGAGTGAGTCAGTTAAAACAGACACTGGTACCACTGCGTCCAACGAGTTGATAAGTGGCGATACCAATATCACCATCAACCTCTCCCTTCCATCAAACTATCCGCTCGCCTTGAAGGATGCGCTTACCAGTTCCATCCATGACTACATTATCAACAAGGCCTTGATGGACTGGTTTATCATTACAAACCCCAACGAGTCGAAGACTTATTCAGAACTGTCGATAGCAGCTATCAAAAATCTGCATGAGACCTTTAACAGACGTGAGAGACCCAGCAGGACAGCTCCCAACGAATAAGGAAGGAGGTCATCATGAAAGAATGCAGAGTATGCAACCTTGGGTACAAGGTGATGATAGAGCTTCAGAAGAAGGAGTTGATTTTTGACATCAAGAATACGGCTGCCGTTTACGCAGATTCCATCTCCAGTTCTGTAGAGGATTCCCATTCTATCCACAACATCTACGATGTGGGCGAGGATGGAAACAGAGATAAGTTGGCAAGGATTCTTGATTCAGCAGTAGAAGACTGCAACGAAATGCTTTTCAGATATACCAAGATGGAAATGCTTGGTGGCGGCTTCGATTCCAATGAGTGGGAAGAGTGTATAGGTTCGCCTACAAACGAGGAAGAAGCCTACTATTTGGCGATGAGAATACCGCAGGGTTTCTCTAAGACGAGCGTACACACCATGACGGTATATATCCATGACTACATAGTCAACCAATGCCTATACGAGTGGTTGACGATAGTTTATCCCGATGGTGCTGACAGATTCCTGGCACTTGCCGAGGAGAAGAAACAGAAGATCAAAGGCGCAAGCAACAGGTCGGCCGGCAGGGCAAGAATTGCTTTGCATCCATTTTAAGATTTTTGATTAAGATAAAGCAAGGGTAGCTATCCATCACGGACTGCTACCCTTTATCTATAAACATAGTGAAAAAGAAAATTACTTATCTAAGTTTGTTTTGCAACCTCTCCTGAAACGCAGTTGACAAACCGCTTATAGATTCGTTGGGGGCAAGTTTACCAATGAGCGCAATCCTGAAATATTTGTATGGAGAGCCTACAAGGCTTCTGAGAAATATATCAACAGAAGAACTAATGTAATACCAATTAACAAGATCGTTACTCCCGAACAGAACCATACCGCATTTCCCTGCCTGGATGCTGCTGAAATATCCTCTTGTGATGCAGTCGAACATAGTCTTATAGACCTCTTGCCCAAGCGTTAAAGGACGGCTGCAAAGAAAGAACGGAACACTTTCCGTTGGTTCTTTGACGTACACATCAAGAATGTTTCCAGCCTTGTCTGTAGCGTATGCCTCAGGATATATATTCACTCGCTTGTTGAAGACATTGTGCATGGTACCCCACATCTTGCTTTTCAAAGAGTAGACGTAAGCATAAGTGTAGTACGGATTGAAGACGATGATGCGGCTATCGTAATAGTCGTAAATCATATCGGCCTTTTCGAGATACTTACGGAAACGGATATACTTCACGTCTGACTCGGGAATTTTACCTGTAGCAAGGAGTCTGTTCGGATAGGTCTTATCCTTTGTTGAATGAGAATAAATGGATAGAAAATCGAAAGGATAATCATCCAGTGCGTCTGTTATACATACGGACTCTCTTCCCTGCTGCATCATGATGCCTCTTTCGGTAGGATAGAGGACAGCATCATCTATCTGTAAAATGCCTTTAGGGTTGGAGCAGACATTTCGGTTGGCAGGCTGACGAGCCGCATAGGTTCCTTCTTCGCCCAGCATCAACACCCATACTCCTTCATCTGTAAAAGCGTAGAGTGGAGCTTCACCGAACTGCCCTTCGCTGATTGGTCGGGTGTTGGCGGCAAGTGCAAAGATAGCAGAAGAACCTACCTGAACACTATTCTTGGCAGGGAAAATTAGAGGATTCTCAGTTTCGCTGACCTTGATTAGAGAATGGCTGATGTATGTAGTATAGTCTTTTCCTACTTTATTATAACTATTGATGAACTCGGATTGGGAACTATCCTCAAAGACATTCGTTTTCGTATTTCGTACATTGCTCCACTTCTTTATGGTTGTCGTAACACTTCCTGTCGTATGAACGTAGTCTTGCAATTTATAATAATAACGAGACATGAAAATCGGCAAGTTTTTATCGTCAGGGAGAATAAAAGTTTTGTCTGCTGGCTCTGTCTTGCTTGAATTTGTTTCATCCTGTCTATCACCAAAGCCATCATCCCAGGCAGATCCGTTCCCAGGAACAGGTTCTGTTCTTCTATTATCACCAAGATTCACATAGTACGACATACCCATTGTGTCGGATTGGTGCAATGTCAACGTTTTTTTAAAGTAGGTATTATCAAATTTATTATGTATGAACAAGGTCATCTTTGTTGCATTGCTGTCAGGATAAGCTATGATAGGAGATAACGGGTATTGAATCTTTGTTTTTTCGTATATAACCCTGTCAGTTCCGTTGACCGATATGGTCACTGCAATCACAGCGTCACATATCATACCATTACTACCGTCTAAATCAAGTCGGTTGTTCAGGTACATTTCATACATGTCCGAAACGCCTTCCTGGAGTTTCGTTTTAATTGAAAAAATTTCCTCAACAAATGTCGAAAAAGCGTTTTGGGTTGTTGCTTTCACGTCACCAATATGCAGTCTGTTGTTGTATGTGTATGCAATCTTACCCACAAAGGCCTGCTTCTTAAAGTCAGCTAACGGTAGACTTTGATTAGTCTCCATTACCCTTTTTAGCTGTACTGGTTTGCCAAAAACTTCGCTGTCAATGCTTACGCTAAGGAAGAAAGACATATTGTCTATTGTATTATATACCTTTTTTTGTGGCATGAAGTCCATGGCGAAACTATATACATCTTGCGCCATCCCAGTTCCGTATATGAAATTAGATGCGCTGTTAATCGTACGAAACGCTTCCTCGGTATTGAGGAATGATTCAGGTTTAGACAAGAAAACATCAGCCCCAATTACAAGATCCTTTAACTCTTCAGGAATATTGGCACTAACGGTAATCTTGTGCTTGTGTGCGTTAAAGTAAGTTCTAATACCCTTTGTAGAATCACGCCAAATAAACTTGTTGGATATGAATCTTGGTGATAGGATAAATGGCGAACTAATATTTCTATACGTTCCATCGTATATTTTTAAGGCAACGACTCCTATTGTTATGTATTTAAACGTGTATTGGTCTATTTCCTCGATTTTCTTATTGATAAGAGCGTCTATACCAGAGAACACGATCTGTGACGCAGATGGGTTTTTCGCATTACCACTGGTGTTAGCAAAATGTCCGTTTTCTGCCCATATTGCATCCCAGTCTTGCGAAAAGTTACACGACACCTTAAAACTATCAACAGTTCTCCTACCTTCATCTACCGACATTTGGTCCGTAATTGTAATGTCGTATTGGAACAGAGAATCATCAAAAATATTATATTCTCCGTTTTTCCAGTATGCGTATTTAGTAGAGTTGTCTCCTACAAAGCATAAGATATTCCCTACAGCAGTAACAGAGTTGACATTGAAATCCCCAAGGTCTAACTTATGCTTGGCCCCATCTCCTCCCTTTTCTGTCCAGTACCATGAATAAGGTGAACCATTAGTGCAATTCACGATGTAGTGTGAGTGGTTTTCGTTTTCATGCTCCGCCTTATGTACGTACCTGATAGAGCAAGTGCCGTTAGGCAGCGTAATGTTCTGCTCGGCCACTACAGGCTGGTGGATAGGGTGGAGTGCCCCATCCTCATTGATGAGGTTGAGGCAGGTTGCCAACTCGCCATCCTGACAATTATAGTCGGATGGAGAGTTGGTGAGTCCTTTGAATATTACATCTTGTCTTGTCGCCATGTGCTCGAATTTAAGTTTGGTCGCATGATTTCGTAATACGGCTCGCCTTTTTGTGACTTGCGTGGGATGCAAGTAAGGCGAACCATTCTGTTGAGCGGAAGATTGTACTCGTCAAGGATGGCGGTGACGGAAGGACGGTCACTTCGGAATCCCACCTTCTTATGCTCCTGATTGAATTGAAGCTGAGTGAAGGCGGTGTTTGCCTTGCAAAGTTCTTCCCAGTCCTCACGCATACAGAATCCGTATGTTCCTCTGTTTGATAACCTGAACACGAAGACGGAGTGATCTGTACGCTGCTTCAGCATGATACGTCTGTATACATCCTTAGAGAGCGTGACAGAGTTCGCTCTTCCGTCCATAATCACAAAGTAGTTGTGATACCTGAACCCTAAGACTTTAACTATTAAATGCTTGAATTTCATAGCGCAAATATAATAAGTAAATTGATAAGATATTTATTATCCGTTAACTTTATATCCGACACTACTTGTTGGCCAGCTCCTTCGCCTCTTCAAGCGAAACAGGCTTTCCGCTAAGAGGAATACGGAAGTCGAACTTGGAACGGAAAGAGTAGTAGCCTACGAAATCGAAGCTCTGTTTCATGCGCTCGTCAGTGGTGATGTACTTCTTATAAGCCTCCACTTCCTTTTCTGAGCGATAGATGGTAGAGTTGACGAAGTAAGAACTGGTTCCCTTGTTTGCGATTACCGCAATAAAGAACTGTTTGCCAAGGAACTTTTCCTTGATACGTTGGATAACTGAGATTTTCTTTGTATTCATATTAAATTTGATTGATTGTTATGATGAATGCAGACAGGCTGCACTATTCTATAGCGCAAGATACGATGCAATCTTCTGTGTTGATGTCACGATAGTATTCACATCGCTGGCAAGCAAGGCTGCCAACCATCAGGGCCTCATTGGTGTATCTGCCTTGAATACCTAATGGGCATGGAGTGGTGTACTCGAAGTGGCCACCTACAAATTCGTTTACGTTATATTTTGGATATTTCATTTTGCTTCGTATAATTCAAGTTTTTTATAGTATTTTCTTGTAAATGGGAAAAAGTTTGTCTCGGTTCTTCCACATGGCTTTGCCTCAGGGCAGAATCCTCTGTAAACGCATTGAGGAACGCAAGCGGATGCAAGGTAAGGTTCTGTTAGAGCCAACTCGTCAATTACCTTATACCATATCTCTCTTGTTTCCTTGGATGCCTTATTGCATAGTCTCAGTTTCGAGATATTGATAATCTCCTGGGCGTTGAGAGATAGTTGCAAGTTAACCAAATCATCCTGCCGCATATCGTGGCGAGGAATCTTGGAACCAGTAATATCTGGTCTTGATGTAGAAACGAATGGCTGGGCATGGACGTGGCGAACGAAGTGATTGCTCACCCAGTATGGTATGCTATACATCTTAATATCAAACTCCAATTCTCTGAGCGGTGAATGCTCGCTGAGGATCATCTGTTTCTTGAACTCATCGCTTGGCTCATGTCCTAAAGACTTCTTGCCTTGCGTGAACCGAGCGGCATCAACGACACGTTGCCAGTCGGTTACTTTTGTGATTTCTATTTTCATAGGCTACTTATTCATATACTATTCTTCTTTAAGTTCTACATCATCACCAAGAACATCATTGATTTTCTTTTCGATAAAATCATCAGAAGTATTCTCCTCTATTAGAGCATCAATGTCTGGTAACTCTGCATCAACTTTGTCTTCTTGCATTTTTGAGGTAAGCATACCCATTACTAATTTCGCCCAAGGACTATTAGCTATGTCTGTCAATGAATCCTTTTGAAGATCATAGGCTTTCTTCAACTCTCCGTTATCACGGAAATATCTGAGTACTTCCGTCAATGCAGAAACAAAGTTTTTGTCTGCCATCTGATTACTCTTTGCTTCTTCCAGTTTAATCATTAGGAAGAGTAAAGATGAATGTAAATCTGTTTTGTTCATAAGCTACTTCTATTTATTAACTTCTCTTTTCCAAGTTGTAATAATCTTAGTAATGCTTTTTGTATTATGAAGTAATGAGGAAACATTAAACTGTTCTTCACCTACTTGCCATTGTACTAACTCCCACCCTTTTGCACCTTCTTCGTCAAACATCTTTGTCATATTTGATGCCAGATTGTTATTAATATCGAAAGAGTGAGTTACTAATTTGTATTCAAATTTCTTCATACATCTACCATTCTAATTTACTTTTTTTATTACTTTCGTCTATAGAATGAAAAGGATTGTAGCAAGAACCATTTTCTGGCATTACTACCAGTTTTCTTCTATTCTTGCAATCCTTTCTCTTAGGACACTCGTCACAAAAACACCACACCATAGCTATTTGAATTTAATGATGAAAAACTCTGTATCAAGCCACTTATCAGGGCATAAACCCCTCTTAGGCTTCCCGATAGTAATACTCTCTATCTCCTTTTCGATACGTGGACTATCCTTGCGATAACCGTTAATGAAGAGGACGTGGGTGTAAGGGCGATAGAGCACCTTTCCGCAATATGTTTCTGCCGCCACATCATAAGCTACTTCGCAGTTAGTGGTCAGACGTTTAATCCAATAAGGTTTTATCTCCCGATACTCC